CATTTTAGCGAATTCAGTGTATCTCACTTCCGACGGTTCCCTCTTAGTTTTGGAGGAGCCGGGTGTCATGAATAGCGGAGCTGCCGTTACGTCCTGGCTCAACTCGACCATTCGAGTGATGCTGGGAATCTACGTAGGCCACCAATGGATAATTGCCATGGGTGATGACGCGGTTCACAATTGGATCGACGAAGCCTTTGCCAAGTACAAATTCTATGGACTCATAGTCAAGAATTTTGACAAGAGCAAGGGCGACAGTTTCAATTTCTGCTCTCATGACATTTATTCGAGTAGGGCCGTCCCCACTGGCGTGTGGAAGAGTGTTTTGAACATACTCTCAAAACCATACGATTTGGACGAGTGTTTCCAGTTATTCCAAACTTGCAGACACAGCCCTTTTCTTCCTTCGATCAAGAAGTTACTAGTCAACTCTGGTTATATGACCAGGGATGACTTAGCCTTATTTCATTAGAGGGTGCCAGTGGGCCCTCAATGAGAAACCGAAAGAAGAGCTCTGCTCAAAGCAAGCCGCGCAAGCCTAGACGACGCAACCGCAAGTCGAGGCGCGCCGCAACTAAAACGAGATCCACGGCTATGACGGATTACCAAAAGTTGGTGATGAACCCCTGCACCGGTGCACTTACAAAGTCACTTACAGGTGGATCATCTTTGGTTGAGCGTACTAGAACCAGCATTACCTTACTAGATGGAGCACCCACGGTAAATGGTTATATGGTCTGGTTCCCGAGCTATGTCGGAGACGACAAAAGCTCGGATTACTCTCCCGCCAATTGGTACTATTACGTTAACGCGGATAGTACCGTCAAGCCTACCAATACGGCAGCTGCTCCCTTAGGTTGCAACACCGCCAGTACTACCGGACTGTGGTTGAGAGACCCAGCCCAGGCAAACCTTGAAACTGATGGAATATTTTCCACCGCGAAAACCGTCAGTGCTTGTTTAACTATGGACTACATAGGCCAGTTAAATGAGGCTAAAGGCCAGTTCTGCGTTGTTAGAAATCTAGAGGCATCCAACTTGATGTCCACAACGATAAGATCACTAGATTTCCCTACGGTCGACGAGATGTTCGATTATGCTGCTGTTCGTGGCCGACTCCCCCTTGAAGGACATGAAGTGATTTGGAGACCTTCCGAAGCAGATTCAAAAGCACGTGCCTTGTCCGTGCCCAGTTCCGCTGGAACTTTGATTGATGCTTTGTTCAGAACAGGTTCTGTTACAAATTACCCTTCCGTCCTCAACGATCCTGATCCAGGTGAGGCTAGAGGCATTGTGATCGCGTGGCGAGGCGTTCCTCAGAATTCTTTGGTGTTTAATGCTGTGAAAGTAGCAGAATACACTTTGAAGTTTAAATCTAAGGCCGTCGAAATGCCCGTGTCCATGCCTACCCCAGGTTTCAGCATCGACGCTGCCGTTGCTCAGCTGGACAAATTCATGCCCGGTTGGCAAGACAGTGCCCTCAGGGGAGCCCAACACGCTGCAAGGGAAGCCGCCTCAAGGTACATCTTACCTAGTATGGCCACTTTCCTTTCCAGCGCCGGCTCGACCTTACGCATTATGGATGGTTCTCTTTAGTTCGGGAGCAAACCCGGCTTTGAGTCAAATAAAACACTGCCCAGTTAGGGACACGTATTGATAGCGTGACACGACGTAAATTATCAACTGAGATGATTATTGCTCTTAAATGAGTGAAATGCATCTCCAAACGCCCCCCCTCGTCAGGGGGCTCCCGTTAGACGCCCA